CCCCGCCGTTTCGTTTCGCTATGTCAACCAGCATTCTGGTATGATACTCCCAGTCATCTATTTTCATGTTCATCTTCCTCACCCCTCTCGTTCTCATCGTCCAACGCCCCTATGATTATCCTCACAGCAAGCGCAGTGCCAAGTGCGACGAACACGTAAGGACTAATCATGCCGCATCGCCTCCTCTATCTGGCGGGCGTCGTTCTGCCTGAGTTTTTGAAGCTGCCGCTGCTGACTTTCTTCCCGACCGCTTGCCGCAAGCTTGACAGCCAGCACAAGCGTCGCCGCCGCCATTATCAGCAGCCCCACTGCGGGCGAACGTTCCGCCCCGACGACAAGTCCCGCCGAGAATGCCGCAAACCACAGCAGCACCGCAGTTGTCGCCTGATCTTCGTTTTTCATGCAGACACCTCCCTGCACTCTGACGCAAAAAGCTTGCTGTCGATATCTGTTGCCTTGCTCATAGCCTCGGCGATGTTTTTTGCCTCGACGGGTACCAGTAAAACTGCCCCGAACTTATCGCTGAGTGTCACGATATAGTGTTTCATCTGATCTCCTCCTCTCCCACGCCCATGGCTTTCAAAAAAGCCCTGCGTGGTATCTTCGTTCTCGTGCCAATGCGTATCGTCGGGAACGGGAACGAGTTCACGCCGTTCTGCTTGTCCTCCCTCACCTGCACCGATATGCTGTACGGCTCACAGCCGAGCACTTCTGCGACATCGGCGGGGGTCAAGGCTTCTTTCGTACTGTTTGCGATCTCGGTAAGGGTCATTTTGAGTACCTCCTGTCCGAAAAATTTTCCTGTCCTTGAAACAGGACTGCTAGTTCTTGACTTTTTAACTCGTGTGAGTATAATGTAAGTCAAGGATCTGGTCGATAGCTGACACTATGTCGGGCGAATTGATCTCGCCTGTCATGATCTTATAAAGATTTGAGGTATCAAGGTACTTGTCGGGAAGCAGCTTCTTGACCTCGCTTATAAGCCACGCCTGTGTCTTGTTGAGTTTAAGCAGCTGCACCTTGATTTCTATCCCATAATCGGTCAGCGGTCTTTTACGTTCACTAATAGTTAACACCACCTTTACAAATTATTTGTTTTCAAACGTTTTAACACTGTTGACAGTTACGGAAATATGTAATATAATATAGTTGCAAGATATATTGATTACGGTTTTCCGTTTGTCTGACATAATTATATTACGTTTCGCCGTAAATGTCAAGTATAAATTATGGATTTCCGTAATTTCGTGAGAATTTACAAATTAGGTGGTGTAATTATGTCTGAATTATACAACAATATTGAAATCTTGTGTAAGCAAAAGGGTATTTCTATTACAACGATGTGTAAAGAAGCTCATGTAAGTCGTGGTTCATTGACTGATTTAAAATCGGGCAGAAGTAAACTATTATCTACCGAAGCAATTACTAAAATTGCGAATTATTTCGACGTTGAAATATCATGGCTAATGAATATTGAGCCTAGTTCTGCTGAAAAAGCTATGGTGTTATTTGATGATGACACCAGAGAGATTTTAGACACACTAAGAAAGCGCCCCGAGATGCGCACCTTGTTCAAGGTGGCACGGGACGCTACTAAAGAGGATATAGAAACAGCAAGCGATATCATAGAAAGATTCAAGAAAGGAAGCGGTAACATTGATTGAAGGAATGGACTATTGTGTGCGGTATGTTGACCTTCCCCGCAAGGTGCATGGTATGACCGTACTGGACGAAAATGGCTTTTACAACGTCTACATAAACTGCCTCCTGAGCAGGGAAATGCAGCGTGATGCTTACGACCACGAGCTGGAGCATATAAGACGAGATGATTTCAGCAAGCAGGATCTGCCGCTGGAAATGGTGGAAAATATCTGAGAAAGAGGGGGGAGTAAAAGTGTATAGAGAGAAGGGTAAAAAACTCATTGACCTTGTTTCAGATTATACTGTGATAGACATAGAGGCTACAAGCAGAAACCCGCTTGAAGCTCAGATCATCGAACTAGCGGCTTTACGGGTACGAAGCGGCAAGGTGGTCGAACAGTATGAGACTCTTGTTTCACCGGGTATTGCTATTCCAGAGGAAATAGTTAAATTGACAGGTATTACTGACGAGATGGTCAAAAACGCTCCGCATTTGTCTTCGGCACTCAGAGCATACCTATCTTTCATCGGAAATGACGTTGTGATAGGGCATAATATCACTACTTACGATACAACTATCATATACGACAAGGCATTATCAGAGTTGAATGTTTCATTTACTAATGATATGCTCGACACTTTGGACATCGCAAGGCATTCGACATTGGTGTGTGAAAATTATAAATTGGAGACCCTTAGTTCAGCTCTCGGTATCGTGAACGAACAGGCTCACCGTGCGCTCTCAGACTGCTATGCTGAATACGAACTTTATGAAAAACTCCGTCCCCTATATGATAAAACCAAAATATCACAGCATAATAAAACTTACAGCAAGAAAAAGAATAAATTTTCGGACTCTACGATCTCGTTGAAAATGCTGTACAGTATGCTTACATCTTTAGACACAGACGATGAGTTTTCAATGTATTACTGGGACGATTTGATGAGCGTCAAAGAGTTCATAGACGAGCACGGCGAACTTGCAGGAAATTATCCGTATGACGATGTGAAGGACATCACTGATAAGATAAACGAAACTGCAAAATATTCCACAGAAGCTTTATCCGATATGATCAGTTCGCTCATAAGCTTCTCCGATCCGGTATACAGCAAAGAAATTGTGAAAGGAAATATTTCTTTGGTTGATAAAAAAGTAGTACTGACAGGGGAATTTTCCAGAGGTTCAAAAGATAGTATTTCGGCAGGACTTACGCAGTTGGGTGCCGAAATTAAAAGTGGAGTATCCAGTAAGACTGACATTCTTGTAGTAGGGTCTCTCGGCAGCCAAGACTGGGTCTGTGGCAGTTATGGCGGAAAGGTAAAGAAAGCGATGGAGTTAAAAGCCAAAGGGTCAGATATTTTAGTGATCGGTGAGAATGACTTTTTTAAGAGGATAGGTGACAATAATGAATGAATCATACTTTAAACTTGCTGAAGAACTTAGCATAAAATATGGCTTTTCTTCCGAAAACGGCGAAAATTTTGTATCTTTCAAAGAAAACCAGACGGGCGACACATTTTATCTGGGAAACAGTGCTCTTATCATCATCAGACAAACGTCAAAGTCACAAAGGATACTGATAAAGGACACCCTTTACAAAAAAGTAGATTCGGGATTTTTGTCTTCGTTGCCACTGCTCGATCTCAAAAGTGATCCTCTATATGTTAAAATTGATACACAATTAGGAGATGACATGGCAAATGCGATCAGGCCTTATCTTGAAAAGGCTATAGAAGACTACAAACCGCCGAAGTCATTTGCGTGCTGTTCAAGATATGTGCAGTGTTCAGATGCCAAGAAATGCATACACCCGCAGCAGGTGTATGCAAAGCAGTGCTGGTACAGAGAAAATCTTGAAAACGGAAAAATATTCTACGGTAAGAATAAAAACGTGTGAAAAAAAACGCCGCCCGGATGTTGGCGTACCCGAGCGGCTGAGGATAAAAAGGAAGTGTATTATGGACATATCAATTTTAGGCGTTTCTATTTTTATGGGTGTTATCCAGATCGTGGTCATTTTCTCGATATTACAGATCAATACTAAAATAGGCGAATTGCATAAGAAAACCGCAGAAGAACTCGAAACGCTCAAAGGTATCCACAGAAGCCTGGACCAACTGAGAATTGAACTGGAACGCAGAAACGATAAGTGATCTCCCCGGGGAGATATAGCAAACGCCCCGCAGAAACCTTCTGCGGGGCTGTGGGAGGTGATCTGTATGTTGTGTCGAAAATGCGGGCAGGAGATACCCGAAAACTCCATCTACTGCAACTTGTGCGGTACCAAGCAGGAGCTGCCAAAGCATGGCACTAAAAAGCGGGGCAACGGGCAGGGGAGCGTCTACAAGCGCCCTTCGGGGACATGGGCAGTGCAGATCACGATGGGGTACTATATGCAGGACGGCAAGCGGAAGCGCAAAGTCAAACAGAAATGCGGTTTCCGCACGAAGAAAGAGGCTATACAGTACATCGAGACGCTGAGGAACGCACCTGCTGCGCAGAAGATGCCTACGCTCTCCGAGCTGTGGGAGCTCTTTGAGCGTTCGCACATGCCCGAGCTGAGCAAGTCCAAACAGACTGCCTACCGCATAGCATGGCGAAAAATCCAGTCGGACATATCATGGCGCACCATAGACAGCTTCTCGGTGCCTGAGCTGCAAGACATCTCGGACGGCTGCGGTACATCATACTACACTTGCAGGGACATCAAGAACCTGCTCTCGCACTTCTACAAGCTGGCTATCCGTGATGACTATGTGGACAAGAACAAGGCTCAGTACATCAAACTGCCGCCGCAGAAGTCCACCGAACGGCGCATTTTCACCGCCGAAGAGGTTGCGGCACTCTGGGCAGACTATCAGCGCACATCTGCGCCGATAACTGCTCACATGCTTATCATGCTGTACACGGGTATGCGCCCCGGTGAGCTGCTAGGCATCAGCACCGAGAGCGTGCATCTGGGTGAGCACTATCTGACGGGCGGCATCAAGACTGCCAAAGGTAAAGCCCGCAAGATCATCATACCTGACAAGCTGGTGCCCATTGTGGCAGACCTGCTCACGTCGGCTAGGCGTGAACGACTGGCATACTATCCAAGCAGTGACGAGTTTTACGAAGCTTGGCGGGGCAAGCGGCAGGCTTTGGGGCTGTCCGAAGAACTTGCTCCGTACTGTTGCCGACATACCTATATCACAAATCTGACTGCGCTGAAAGTATCGCCCGCCATGCTGCAAGAGCTGGCAGGACATGAGGACTACGACACAACACTGGAGTACACACATCTCTCGGTCGCAGACCGTCTGGCGGAGGTAAACCGTCTTTTATAGATGCATTCCTACTACAGCACTACTACAGCACTTGCCCGATAAAACTGCGTATCTACGCATAAAAACACGCCCCTGCTAAGGGAGTAGGTCTCGAAAGGGGCGCGAGAGTTCAAATCTCTCAATCCGCGCCAAAACCCCGAAAACAATGTGTTTTCGGGGTTTATTGTTTTATCCGGTATTTTTATTTATGGCGGCAAATTTTCAAAAAAATTGTTCTATTACAGCACCTGTTTCAGCACTTTTGTTCTAAGCCTTCAGTTCTTTATTGTGAATCTGTTCAAAAATATAGCCGCATTTTGTACAACTGTACAAAAGTTACTAGCAATTCAACTTTTTTATCAAAAAACACTTGACTTACTAGCAAGTCTATGCTATAATATAGACAGAAACAAGGAACAAGGGCAAAAGCCCACAGACATGAAGGAGGTAAGCACTATGACAAATATCGCTGAACTGGTAAAGAAGTACAAGATTTACGAGCCTAAGACAAAAAAAGGTATGCTCAACGTTGATAAGAGCATATCAAAAGCCCCCGAAGACATCAGCTTCGTCAAAGCACATAAGCAGGAAATACTTGACTATCTGCACGAAGAGGAAGCACGTAGAGAAGAAACCTTCAAAAAGTATGCAGAGGAAAGCAAAGCTTGGAAAGCATCTATCGGGCTGGACAAGCTGGAGGAAGCTATTCGTACATTCAATGAGCAGAAAGAAGCTTTTGACAGAGCATTTGAACGTGGAGACGGCAGATATCCTACATATCCCGATGCAAACAAAGTTCAAGAGATAAGAGCCATGTATCCAATTGCAAACGCTTATCTTACCGCTGAATCTTGGAGTTGCGCAGCACATCATGTAAAATCGTCAGCAGGCAACAAGGCAAAGGAAAGAATTCGCAATGGCGAAGATTATGCAAAGGTATTGGAAGAAATGGAAGCAGAATTCATGGCATACTGTGAAGAACATATATGGGATTGATAAGGAGATATAAGCATGAATTATAAAAATATTACCGAGACAGAGTTATTAGAAAATCTCATTAGTAAACCACTTGCACCCGAAAAACAATGCGATATAGTAGACAACTATTACAAATCTATAATAGGATCAAGAACAATTTTAGAAGAAAATGGACCAAAAGAAGTACCCAATGATATCTATTGGAATTATGCATGGAGATACAGTGAAGACGATTGCAGAACTGCAACAATATGCAATCGAAATGACGCAAATTGCATAGTAATAGAAACTATTGATAAAATATATTTCTTGGAACTAAATAAGGAGGTATAGTCGTGAAAAGGATCATAAAAAACAGGGTATATGACACCACGAAAGCGAAGAGACTCGCAGAGTATGAGCCGAACCCCTACCACAGTGACTTCCACTGGTACTGCGAGACACTCTTCCAGAAGCGTACCGGAGAGTACTTCCTGCATGGGGACAGCAACGCAGCTAGCAAGTATAGCAAGAGCTGCGGGCAGAACGAGTGGTGCGGAGACGAAAAGATAATCCCCCTGACCTATGAGGAAGCAAGGCAGTGGGCTGAAGAACGCCTTGATACCGATAATTATATCGGCATTTTCGGCGAACCTGCCGAAGACGACAGCGTGACAGCTCTCAATCTGACACTGTCGTCGGCATCAGTAGCCAAGTTTAAGGCTGCCGCACAGCAGCAGCAAATCAGCCAGCGAGAACTGATGGAAAAGCTGATAGGCACACTATAAAAATAATCAGCCCCCGAGACAACGTCCCGAGGGCTGTATTTATGCACTATATATCATCATTTTATCGCCTTTATCCCCTTCACATGTCCTGCCATCTTGGAGATATCCGCAACGTTTACCGCTCCGTCGCCGTTTACATCGGCGGACTTTTCAGCGGCAGCGGACAATGCCTTTTCGCCCTTTACGTGCGCAGCGACCTTTGATACATCGGTGACGTTCACCTTCCCGTCGCCATTGATATCCCCTTTGACCGCTTCGGGCTTGCCGCTGACCTTTGTCTGGTCTTTCGGGCGCAGCACGCCCAGAAATGCACGGTAGTTGTGTTTTATCTTCGTGCAGGGGTCGCCGTTGCCTGTCCAGTTCTGATCGTAGCTGTAAAAATATGTGGTGTCGCCTTCCCCTGTGCAGAGGGCGATATGACCCCAGCCACCAGAGGAAAGATTCCCACCCCACACGGCGATATCGCCCTTCTTGGGTACGAAATCGGGGGTGTTGGGTATGCGGTCGAAGTTCTTTTTCAGCCAGCTGTTCTGGTCGAAAAGCTCGTAAAAATGACGTGCGTCGTACCAAAAGTTGCTTATTCCGCTGCCAAAGACCTCATCAAAATAAGCTTCCGCCAAGTCTACACACTGCCTTCCCGCAGCGCCGTCATAGTCTACTGCCTTACCCTCATGCTTTTCTATAAATTCATCAAAAGTCATTTTTTATTCCTCCTATCTGTATTTCAGTTCGACCTTTTCAGGCTGTGCACCTGTTCCACCATAGCTGATAGTCGTCTTGCCTGCAAATGTCGGTATCTGCGGGAGCGGTGCGGGTGGTTCTGTGGGGGTGAGATAGGGTTCGTAGGGGAGAGCTTCTGAACCGAGGTTGAGCATAATCCACTGAACATCGTTTACTGTTATGTTTCTACCACCAATATATAAGCAAATATAAAGCGTATCAGCGTTAGTTACGTTTATAGTAGCACCACTTGTTTTATTCGCTACTCTTTCGATAAGTGTATTTCCAGAAAAAATGGAGTACATAAAATACTCTGTTGCAGTTGTGCCTAGAGAATACGTTAATGTAACAGCGTCAATATTGGAAACATCAATGGGATTTATTATCGCAATTCTGCCTGTATAGTTAACAGGCAAACCTGATGACGCTGAAAGCTGTTTATCGTCATTAAACCACGTTTCATTAAGTAAATTCTCTGTCCTTTTATATATCTGCCTAGAACTGCTATCAACATACTCATCTTTTGCAAGCTGAGTATCACCGATGTATATATCGGTGATGGTGTCGTTGCTGAGGATAGGGAGCTTGTAGCCAAATGGCACATAAGGGAGAGGGGTTGTACCGAGGTTGAGCATGATGTCTGAAAGCGTTATATCACCAGCTCCAGTGCCAAATGTTATCCGCCAGTCATCGTTCACTGATGTCGGCGTAACTGTTACCGTCATAATTCCGGTTTTACCGTTAGCTATGGAGTTACTGTCAACATTTGTTCCGCCGATGGTACATCGTATGTATACTCTCGTCACTGGTACATCGTCTGCGTGTATAGATATTGTTATCGGCACACCAACCATAGAACTGTCGAATTTGTTTCTCATGGTCGTTAAGGAGCTTGCAGCACCAACAAGAGTACCAGTGGCGCTATCATACATGTTACCATACGCAGTTGCTGCATCAAACAAGTTCTCCGTTTCAGCCCCAACACCACCAGTGTTTCCCCATACCTTATATCCAAGAAGATATCCCGCAACAGTCTGCAAGGCTGCGGGAAGTGTGCCTGTGTATATAGATATATCGCCGCCAGTTATCCACTCATAGATCAGCTCCTCGATTCGGGACAGTCTGGGCTCGTCATAGTCGCCGCCGTTTGCCTTGACTTTCAGCAGGGCGTTGATGCGGCTGCTTGTCGGTCCGTCGTAGCGCTCACCATGGAGGATACACAGCAGTATATCCTCCATTTCACTGAGCGTCGGCTCGTCGTAGCTGCCGCCTGTGAGGATAGCGTAGAGCAGGTCTTCAACACGGCTTTCTCTCGGTTCAAGCTGCACTTCCTGCCCGAGAATGGCTTTCAGCAGCTTTTCGATACGGCTGTCATTGGTATCACTCATGACTGTCCTCACTTTCCCCACGGATCTCGACCGCAGCTTTCAGGTGTTTTACGACGTTCTTCAAAAATCGTGGCATCGGGACGTCCAACGCTTCCAGATTTTCAAGTATGCTTATCAGCTCGTTGATTATCAACCAGACTATAACGATAAGTCCGAAGCAAAACCCGAAGTCAAGCGTTATGCCGACCTGCCGAAGTCCCGACCACACAAGCCAGTCCACCACGCCCGCCACGCAGACAAGCAGAAGGTAGCTGATCTTCTTGGCTATCCCCCGCAGCCCGACTTTGCTTGAAAGTTCATCACGCCCCCACGCTTTGAGCATACCCGACATGTAATCCACGATCATCACCGCTATCAGTACCACCAGCGGTACGAACACGATCTGCAAGTATGCCGACAGCCCGCCGATGATGACGGCTGTCAGTGCTTTTATCTGCTTCATTTTTTTATACCTCCGTTTCTTTTACCTCATATCTATGTGGAAAATCCACAGCCTGCTCTTGGTTTATGATAACGTTGCTATGCCTCGGGACAAGTGATATAGACGCTTCACCTTCAGTTATCACAAGATGACCTTCCTCATCGTAGGTGTAGATATCTACCAGAAAAACAACATCATATCTTGCTATGCAGTTCTGTGCGTAAAACACAGGGAAATACCCCAGTGACATAAAACTATTAACCGTGATAGGATTACTTGATATTTGTGTAGCCACTTCCCGAAGAATTTCCTTTGCGTGTGCAGGTGGTGTAATCCACCCGCTCGGCTCAGCCACCGCATTTACCAGCCGCACACCGTCGATATATCCGCCGCTGTAGCGATACTCCCAACTGTCGGCGGGAATAGCAGTTGCAACGCCGTTTATAAACTCCATAAACGAGCCGTTCCATGGATGTGTCTCGGTTATGACATTTCCCATCGGTACTTGTGCCGTCGAGGTCATGCCTGTCGGCTCGATGCTAGTCGGCGCTTGACCGTAGACATACTCCGCATACGCCGCTTCTGCTATCTCAGGTATCTCGCCGTCGTCCTCCACTGCATAAGTGTATGATGTTGTGCGTCTGCCGTACTCCTTAACCTTATAAGTTTGGTTTATGTGCTGTGCGGCATGCTTCACGGCTCTTGAACCTCGCCTGACTGTCAGCGCCGCACTCATGGCGTCACCTCCACAGGCTCAATGCGCTGAGTGATTCCCAATGCAAAGTCCTGCTCGCCCTGGTCTTTGAAAAACACATAGAACTTCGAGTTGTTATTGTTTGACCAACCGATGCTGTAAGGACTTATTCTCGGTGGATAGTTATTTTGTGACCACGTATTTCCGATTTTCCACAACGTTTCCAGCACTACTTCCATCACGAAAGTAACGCCTTCGGGTAAAAGAGCTTTAACATTTTCATCAGTGGGCTGAAAAATTGTGCCAATTCGAGGAACAAGTATAATGTCCTCAACCCAACCACGCCGCTGATATGCCATGTTCTGGAATAGCACGAAGCGGTTGATCTTTTTCTCTGGCGTATCGCCATACTGCCCGCTTGCGTAGATACCCGCTTCTTCATAATACGGAGAAGTGCCACCAGAGTTATACTGCATGCTCTCAATGCGTGTCGTCAGCGTGATATCAACCACGCTGTATTCATTGCCAGTTAATGCTGGGTCATAAGCGACGCCCCGCAGCGTGATTCCACCGCCGAAATACTCAGAGTGTGCAATGACGTTGCTCTTGCCGGTACTATCCCCTCCTAGTGAGCTGTTTGAAAAATATGCATAGTTCCCGTTGATGATAAAGAAACTCGGTGACGAACCATACAGCACTTTAGTTTGCGGGCTGTAATCTATCATGACTTCACGGTCAATGACAAAGTCAGCCGCCGTTGTGTCTGTAAGTATCGCCGCTGATGCCACCTCTATCCCTGCACCGCCGCCTATCGGTCTGGCTTCGCCGTTGACGAAGTCTATCCACCCCGCCGACGGCAGTGTGAAGTATGCCACCCGCACGCTGTCCCCGATTGAAAGTTCTTCTTTGGTCTTGTTGAGGATTCCTTTGATGATTGCACCGTTTGCAAGCAGTTTGACGTCAGCCCGCTTGTACTCATCTCCGACGGCAAGCACCACTGCGGGCGCATATTTCAGCACACTGCTGTCAAGCTTGCTGTCTATGCGTTTGTCGATAAGTTCTGAAAGTTTACTCATGTTTACTCCTATCTTAAATGGGGGCACAGCCCCCAAGCCCCCTGCGCTTCGACTTTTGTGCCTGCTGCACATTAAAGCTTTTTTGCACCCTTCGGTCGTACCTCCCTGCGGGCACAAAAAAACTTTAAAGGCACAAAAGATCTCGCTGTTTGCCATGCTTATTTGACATTATGCATTCAAAATTATGAATTTGATCTTGCAGCAGCTTATCTGCATCAGCCTGCTTGCGTGGTCTATACTCAGGGCGGTTATCAGCCTGTCCTCGCCGTGCAGACTGATCAGCCTGTCGGTATCAAGGTGCGGTATCTCGGCGCAGGTGAAAGTCTCACTGCATATCAGCGCCGTCTGCCGACACAGCAGATACTGCCCGTACTGCCTGCATTTTTCTTCGCCCGACCCCCTTGTCGTATCACCAAGAGATATGCGCACCACAGGTTCATCGGGGTACTGTTCGCCAATATCCTGCACACACAGCGGACTTTCGGGGTTCTCGTTTCTGACGGTCACGGCGTACACCTCGCCTTCGGTGTTGTCGCTCATGACTGTCACCGTGTTTACGGCTTTGAGGTCGGTGCTTTTGCGGACACCCTCGGTGATGTTCACGTCGCCCTCGCCGAACACCCAGTCATATCCCTGATGTATATACCACCACGGACGGTCATTCACCGCCTTCTTGCGGAAATTCAGCACGCCGCTGCGGTCGTAGTAGCAATCAGCACCGTACATGCTTGCAAGTGTCAGCAGTACTTCGCCGTAGTGCTGCCCTGCATTAAGCGTGATATCCGCATACAGCCTGGTGTCCTCAAAAACAGGGTCGATGATGGGGGCTATTGGGTCAAGGGGCAGACTGCCTGTGTTCAGCCCCAAAGTCTCACGTATCAGGTCAGCCACGATGATATCGCCCGCCGATATATCGGTGGTGAAAGCAGTCACACACTTGCCCCTGTTTATCTCGCCGTTCAGCGCCCCGAACTTGTCAACGCCCTGAACCGTCAGCATGCCGTTCTGCTCGTCGGCGTGGGTGGCGTAGTACACGCCCTGCGGCTGCCAGTAGGTGTCACCGCCTGCCCGCACGCCCTCCCACAAGCGGAACTTGCGGTTGAACCAGAACATGCTGTTTTTGTTCGGGCTGTACTTCCCGCCCTCGTCGAACACCGTCACGCTCACCGACCGCCTCACCCCGCTGCCGCTGCCGACTGTCTGCTGTGTCGGCGTGGTGTGCAGAATCTCGTCAGTCAGCTCACCGAGTGCATTCTCCCAGTGGTCGAGCGGCTGTATCATCGTGCGGTACGCAGTCACGCCGTTTGTCAGGGCGGCTGTGTAGGCGGCGGTGTTTATCACGTTGTAGTAGTTCATCAGCGTATCACCGCCCTCATGATATCGTCCACCTCAGCCCAGCTGTATGTCACTCTCGTGATGCCCAGCTCAGCCAGACTTGCGCCGTACTGCCTTGCGGGGTTGCCTGTTATAGCGACTATCTTCACATCGCCGACGTCCGTTTTCAGCAAGAAAGGACCAGGTTGTGCTATGAATTCAGCCCACGTCTGGATCCTGCTGTGACTTGCTTCCACCGCCGTGATGCTCCCCAGTATCGCCGTGAAGCTGCCTGTGTCGTAGCGGTCTGTGCCGTGAATGTACTTGGGATACTGCCCCTCACTGCCGTACACCGCACTGCCTGTCACCGTCTCGATGGCAGAAGGCTGAACATCTACCGTGAACTCAAAGCGTGTGCCGTCCGCACGGTATGTGCGGTAGCCTGTCTTGGTCAGATGTTCGATGCTCCAGAAGCGCCCCGCAACAGCAACGTCCGCAGACACGCCGTAATGCAGACCACCCTCACTGTCCACACCGCAGACAAGATACCTGTATGTGGTACGGTAGCCCTGTTCGGCGGTGTAAACAACACTGTCCGAGCTGCCGATGTATTTCAGCTTTGCCCAGTTGAGCACGTCGTCATCGTCGTCGTGCTCGCTCTGATGAAAGTTTTCCTGCCGCCAGACAAAAAACCTGCTGTTTTCGGGCAGTCCGCTTGTGACGGTTATGTCGCCGTACCGTGCCTGAACTTCCACGAAGCTTTCAGTGCTGTATCTCAGCTCGACCTTAGCCTGCGCTGTCTGACCGTCCTGCGAGATGACCTCACAGCAGATATCCACAGCGGCGGGCGACTGCAAAGTGCCGTCGCTGACGATAGGCGGGAAAGTGTCATTGATGGTCTGCGTGTACTGCGTCTCATGCTCCATCGTGTATTCCACCGAGTTGATAGTCTCGGTCTTGTACTCAGCCCACATTCTCCAGCTTTGCAGTGCCACGCCCTGCGCCTGTGAGTATGTTCCCGTCACCGCTATGCCGTCAGCCGTCAGTGCAGTTTCCAGCGTTATAGCGGGCGTTGTGCGGGCATAAAACACGAAGGCGTCACACACCAGATAGTTCGTTATCAGCTTGTATTTCTCGCCCTGTGCGGTCGTCCTTGCGGCGTATGTCGTGCCGTTGATGCGGGCAGTCTCCACTGTTGCAAGCCCTGTCTCGGGGTCGTAAGACCGTATCAGCAGATCACGGTCACTGAGCCTGAGCACACAGCCGCCCAGCAGTTTGCCGCCGCTTTCCACAGGCGCACGGAAAAATGAGATATCCCTGTCTATGTAGACCTCGCCTGCGGTCTCGCTGTCAGCCTGCACACGTCCTGCACCCATGTACACGTCGTAAAGCCCGGGGCTTGTCTCGCTGTCGCCTGCGTTCGGTGCAGACTGATACACGGTCGGCACGCAGATATAGTCGTGTCCTGCGGACAGCTTACCTGCCACATCAAACGCCACCGTCTGCCCACGCTGCCATGTGCCGCTCATCGCCCATGTCGATGACGTACCGCTTTCCATATCCCGGAAATTCAGCCTTATGTGCGACAGGTTGTCGCAGTTATTTGTAAACGTCAGCGTGTTTTCGGCGGCGATATCCACCGCCCTGCCATCGTAGCTGACGTTCGTTATCGTTCGCATAGTACTGCGCATTTATATCCCTCCTGTCTGCCGTTCGGCGTTTTCTTCGTCGAGCATCTGCTCGATCACCCTGCGCACGCTGTCTTCGACTGTGTTTTTCAGCTTCGGCAGGGTAGTTTCGTCCACACTGCCTGTGATGGTGATGTTGATATCGCCGCCGTTGTAGGTGACGTTTCGGGTGCTGTTGTTCGTGGTGGTCGTCCCGCCGCCCATAGACGGCAGGCGCAGTCCCGAAAGGTCGGGGAGCATAGCACGGATATCCGCAAGCCCTATGGACTGCAAGCGCTCCGCAAGGCTCTCACCGCTGAATCTGGCGTTTTTAAGCAGGGTCTCCGCAAGGGCGTAGTTCTTATCCGCAAGGGTCTGCCGTGCCTTTTCCAGTGCAGCTGTGTTTGTCTCAGCGTGATATCCTGCTGCCGCACTGTATACGCTGATCTGCTGATTCTGTGCATTGCGCAGCTCGTCCTCTGCGTCCTTGACAGCCCTCAGCTGATCTTCCAGCTTCTTTGCATTTGAAAGCTCGTCTTCCTGCGCCTTTTTAAGCCCCTCATAGACCTTGCTTTCCGCCGAAAGATATTCTTCCCGCAGTTCACCGATACCCGCATAGTACCGCTCGGCAATGTCCATCAGCCCGTGATAGTACTCTTCGGCGGATATCTTCTCGGTCTTGTACTGATTTTCAAGCTCCGCTTCCTCGGCTTTAGCCTGCGCTTTCCGCTCTTTCAGCCAGTCATCGGCAGAACTGTCAGAACTCGATGACGAAGTGTCCGAGCCTGACGAACTTCCGCCCGAAGATGATGATGTGCTGCCCGAGAAGATCTGTCCGCTGCGGATATCTGCTGCGATCTCATTATATGCAGATTTCAGTTCCTGCAACTGCCCGAACTTCTCACGCAGCGAGCTTTGCAGTTCTGCGTCACCTGTGTGGTAAGCATCGCTGAGCTGTGCCTGCACTGCCGCTATCTGCATATCCACGGACTTTACCGTGTTCTCTGCCTGCGCTTCCGTCAGCCTGCGCACAGCGTCCGCCTCGATGATATAGCCGTCGGCAGTCTGCCGTATCGCCCCCGCTAACTGCGGATACTTTTCTATAAGATCAAGTATCTGCGAGGTGCTGTAAGCCGTGCCCTGCTGCACCTGCGAAAGCACGCCAAGCAGGTCCTTTAGTTCGCTCTTGTAGGTCGATGTGGCTGACTTTGCGCTGTCGTAGGCTTTTTTAAGGTCGTCGGCGGAGCTTGCGGCTTTGTCTGCGGCTTCGGCAGCTTTACCTTCGGCGTCAGCCTGGTCTTCCACGGTTGCACTGTATTTTTCTGAGAGTTTTGTGAGGTCTGCAAGGGCTTCGTTGTTGGCTGTTTCTTTCTCGGTCACATTTTTCAGGTTTTCACTGACTTCCAGCAAAGCCTCGCCATATTTTACGGCATTTTCTTCGGCTACTGTGTAGGCGTGTGAAACCTCTGTATCGTCACTGTCGATCTTTCCGCCCGAACCATTGCGTGAGGCGTTCATGATAGCCCTTGCGTCTTCATACCTCTTAGTCAGTTCCGCTTTTTGATCTTCCAACATGATCTTCTGCTTAGCCAGATCTGTACCGTAGTCGATGCGGGCTATCTGTTCTTGATAAGCTTCGTAGCTGCTTATGAAAGATTGCAAAGCAGCATCTGCCATGTTCAGCGAGTTTGTCTGGTCGTCAAATGCAAGGTTCAACCCGGGGACAGCTTCGTTGAGCTTATCTATATAGCCGTTAAGCTGCTCATACTCTGATTTTGTCAAGTCTTGCTTTTTGGCAAGATTTTCAGCGGCTTCTGCAAGTGCTAAAAGCTCTGTTTTCTCTGTGGATATAGCAGAGATGCTTTTTTCATGGGCGCTGTTGGTTTCCAGAACGCTGTCGTTGAGTTTATCGACGGTATCAGCGTAGTCCTGCACCTCTTTTGATGCCTTGCGCCACTCTTCCCCCATCACATCTATTTTTTCAGCTGCCTTAGTGATAGCGAAGGTAAGCCCTGCGATCACTGTTGCTGCCGCCGTTGCTATCGCACCTATGGGGTTGGCGGCAGCAACAGTATTCAACGCCATTTGTGCGCTCTCGGCTGACTTGATGATCTTCACAAGGCTGACAACGGCAGCTATACTTTCGCCAAGGGCTGTGATTATCGCCTTTGACTTTGCATACGCTTGCATGGACAGGTACAGTGCAAGTATCGTGTCAAAATGTTCTGCCACCTTTGCCAGAAATTCTATGATAACAGGCAGCCACTTCGATGCATTTTCAAGCCCTGTTTTCAGCAGCTTGTTGATAGTTTCACCAAGTTCCTCAAAGGTCTCGCCCAGTTCGCCCGATTTGACTTTCTGCGTCAGATCGGCAAAGAAGTCCGTCCCGTCCTGTGCGGCTTTTCTCAGCGCAGGGTCAAGCTTTTCGGCTATGGCAAGCTGCAGACCCTCGGCGGAGGACTTTAAGATATCAAAGTCACCTTTGAGATTATCGCCCATGGTCTGTGCCATCTGATCGGCAGCGCCCTCAGCGGAGTCGATGTTGGCTCTCAACTCCTGCATCTTGCCCGATGTGCCGTCCAGCATAGCGTTTATGGCAGTCAAGTCGGTGACTTTAAAGATCTCTTTCAGGGCTTCGGTACGGGCAGCGTTGTTTTTGCCCACACCATAGATCTCATCGAGACGTTTGCTGAGGTCTGTGAGCAGTTCACCGTAGTCCCTCATGTTGCCTTTGCCGTCTGTCAGGCTGACACCCAGTTCTTGCAGCGCCTTAGCACCCTTTGTAGAAGGTGCTGCAAGTGCAAGCAGTGCGTTTCTCAGGTGGGTACCGGCTTCGGCGGCTACTATGCCGTTGTTTGCCAGTATGCCCAGTTCGGTGTACATGGTCTCCATGCTTTGACCTGTCATGCTGACAGTTCCGCCCGTTACCTTGATAGCTTCGCCCAGCTCCGCTATGTTGGTATTGGACTTCTGTGCTGTCACTGCAAGTTCATCTATCAGCTTGTTCAGGTTTTCCTCCTCCAATTTTAGGGAGGACATGGAGTTGGTGACGATCTTTGCAGCCTGCGCAAGATCGAGTCCGCCGTCTTTTGCCAGCGTCAAGGTCTTCGGCAGTTTGGCTACAGCTTCGTCGGCATCGTAGCCTGCCTGTGTGAGTGCGTTGAGCGCCGAAGCAGCCTGCGAGGCTGTGTAGCTCGTTGTCTCGCCCATCTCCTTAGCGGCTGCTGCCATTTTATCATAGTCTTCGGTGTCAGCTGTTACACCGGTAGTCGCCGCCACCTGGGACATAGCCGCAGAAAACTCAGCCCCTGTTTTTACACTTGCAGCAGTATATGCCGCAAGTGCCGCCTCTGCCTTGGCGATGACGCTTGCGGCGGAAGCAAACTCTTCTTTCAGGGCGCTGACACCTTCTTTGAGCCTGTCCGTGATCTCTGCCGATGCGTTCCTTGCCTCTCTCTGATAGTTAGCAAGAAGCTGACCACTGCGTTCCAGTTCCTTGTCCAGGCTGGCTATCTGCGCCTCCAGGTCTTTGTACTGCTGTGATGTTTTATCCAGCCCGCCAAGCTGTGCCTCTGCCTGACTGCGAGCTTTCCGAAGCATTTTCAAACGTTTCTCGGCGTTGTATATGCCGTCGGACAGCGTAGCAAACTTCTTTGCCAGCAGTTCGGTGTTCTGAGGGTCAAGTTTAAGACCTTTGTTTACTTCTTTGAGGTTCTGGCTTACGCTGGTGGCCTCGCTGTCGATGTTTTTCAGTGCCGTTCCCAGCTTCTGGGTGTTAGCCTCAAAGGTCACATATATACTGCGGTATGCTGCCGGCATTGTATCACTCCTAGTCGTCTAGTAATCCACTGGAATTGTGTTCAATGGTGTCAAATTCTGCCATGATATCTTCCATATCATTGTATAGGACTATCGGCTCACCGTTTTCATCGAGCTTGGCGAATTCTTTCTTTGTGGTGTTTGTACACACCCCACATTTGACATTCGGGTTATACTTGCACGACGTTTTAGGGCATTTGGTGTTCTTAGTGTGGTCACACATATATAACGGGAGCTTGGGACTATCCATTTTATCACCTCCGAATGGGTATAAAAAAAACCGCCTAACTGAGTTAAGCGGTCACTTTGTATTCGTACCGAGTACCTGTCTTTCTATCCTGTCCTCAACTCTGTGGTTCATCCACATCAGGGCTTCTTCTATGTGAGTGAGGGCGCAGGCATTTTCACGGCAGGAAAAATCGCCGTTCTGGAAGCCTTTGAGCCTGTCACGAACTATCTCCAAAAGGTCGGTGTCAAGTACACCCGGAATGCTCTTCGGGTCTTTCCTCGGTCCGTTTTGGAAAGCTATCTCAACAGGTATTGCTACATCGGGTTCGTCCGTAGGCAGTAACACCAAGTATTCATGACTTGCGCCGCCGACACCCGCTTCATCAACAGCGTAGACGGTGTTCAACTTCTCACGTTTCTGTATCGTGCTTAATTCTCTCATTTTCATCAGTTCCTTTCTGTTTTTGAGTATAAGAAAAGCACCTGCCGCCGACATATATGTCGGTCGTAAATGCTAGTCGTCTAAAAGTCCACTCAAACTGTGTTCAAGGGTGTCGAGCAAAGCTAATATCTCGGTCATGGGGACACCTCCGTGATAAGTCCTAATAGCAAAAGCCCCCGCAGGTGCGAGGGCTTTGTGTGCCTAAAAATTATCATAGTCCGCCTGCGTCGCTTCACGTTCCTCACCCTCGCCATATTTCAGGCGCACATACTCGTATATGCTTTCCAGCACCATAGGCAAGGGCAGGCGGTCAAGATCTGCAAGGGTCATGCCGCACAGTGCAGAGTAGGCTATCAGCTTTTCCGCTGTCAGCTCCTCGCCGTCCTGGGTGGTGTTCTGTATCTTTTGTGCAAAGTTCAGACTTTCTGAATACAATTTTTGCGCCTTTTTTAAGGGCTCTTCAAGGTCAAACTCTCCCAGGCTCTCCGCCCACTCGTCGGGCGGGAGTATATCAGGGTCAGCCATCTTTGCCATACACCACAGCAGACGATAGCCTGTCTGGATATACTGTTCTATGTCCAGCTTCTTGTCATCGTCAAAAATTGCTTTGCTGTCCTCGATGTAGTCACAGCCGAACTGCGACTTGTACAGCACCAGCACACCCGCAGAGGCTTTGAGCTGTACCGTCTCATTTCCCATTTTTATGCTGCCTGTCATGATGTAGTTGCCTCCCCGAACCAGCTGTCAAAGAGTTCTGCATTGTCCTCACGACTTATAGTCCTGAGATTCGCAGACGTACTGCGCACATCTGCGTTTATTATCAGCTTTAGCTTCTTGATGTCTACCGACGGTCTGTTCGTCATGGTCGTCACATCGAAGTCAGGCCGCACACAGCACACATCAAAGATCTGTGTGCGCACAGGCTCGGCGTCGGTCTGCTGCTCGTAAAACAGTGAGAAATGCACAGGTTTATATTGTGCATTCTCCACAAGTACACCGCCTGCGGTCTGGGTGTACCCCAGAACATCAACGAGAAAAGACACAGGCAGCTGTACTATATCCAGGTCTGCGAGCTTCCCCGCCTCGATGTTCTCGCTATAGCTCAGTGCTCCCGTTCCCGCTCTTACCGTCAGGGAACGAGACACTGTCTGCTGCTTAAAGGATATTTTCTGCGCACCGTAGAGCGGCTTTAACTCGCCGCTCCCAACTTTGTACGCAAATTTCCGGAATCCCGTGTAGTATCGGGGCATCAGGGCTCACCGCCCTCCTGCTCCTGCACCTGTTCCTGTTCTTTAGCCTTTGCTATCACCTCGATAGCCTCGGCGATATCGCCCGCCTCGGAAGCGTCTGCACCCATAGCCTCGGCAAGGTGTTTCAAAGCATCAAGTATAGTCATACTGCTCTACCTCCTTTAAGGCTTAGGATCGGGGTCTGTTTCCTCCTGCGTCCCCTCAGTGGAGTCTGTTTCCGCCTGCGCTCTCTCAACGGGGTTGGGGGGAGTAGTAAGGATAGTATCATACAGTGCGTCACCGGGGTACGCCTTGACTTTTACGTCATGGGTGTCAAGACGGGGCTTGGCGATGATGTTCATGGTGTCGCTGTCTATGCTCAGGCTGTTGCTCTTGGTGTTGTGTATGATGTCCGGGCGCTTTGTCAGGCTGACATGATACAAGAAGCATCTGCCCTTGTTCTTGTCACCGCTGAACTCAAAAGCCATGCCGTAGTCCTTCGGGATAACGTCTGCATTCTCCTGTCCGTTAACGTCGCCGAGGATCTCTTCCTCAAACTGCTCTGTCAGCATAACATGCGTCTGAGAACCTTCGTATCCCAAATTTGCTTTCTGTTCAGCGTAGGGACCGTCATCGCCGAAAACAGTGTTGCTTGCCCAGTTTGACGGCAGATTGAGCGTCTGCGCACCGGGAAGCGGAAAAGGTGTACTGTATGTATATGCAGATCCATCGGTCTTGCTCAGATCAATGGCGGTGATAGGAAAGATCCTGATATTCTTGATACCATACTTTATCAGGTTTTTATCAAGCTTAGCCATAAATAATATCACTCCTGTCTTTAAACTTCAAACTCGTGACACTCCAGCCTAAGGTCGTTGAGCCAGTAGGTCTCGATGTCATAGATGATCTCATTGCTTTTAAACAGCTCTTCCAGCTGTTCGGGGGTCTCAGTATCGGTCTTCTTTACAAAGAGAGACACATAGTAGCGGCTATCCTTTACATAGACTTCGTCATCAGCTTTCAGCGTTTCTGTCTTTATCTTGCTGACGACGATGTAAGGCGGCTGTATAGTGCCCTCCCAACTGTCAATAAAAACCGCCCTCAGACCTGTACCAGACTTGATAAAGTCCTGCAACTCTTTGCAGTTTTGGAAGCTCATACGCCGCCCCCTTTCAGCTCGTCATAAAAAGCCTGTATCTCTTCCTCTGCGTTCTTCATGATGTGCGGTCGGGCTTCCGTCCGCTGCTTCTTACCACTGGAAACTATTGCATAGCCGCCTTTCTTGCCTTTGCGCACCCTTATGATGTGGGAGTTCTCGAGCAAATGCGGCATCGTAGGCTTGGCGGTGTTCCTTACCACCATAGCCAGATCAAACTCGCTTTCGTGTTCGACTTTTGCCGCCCAGCCTTTGGCATAGTCGCCTTTCTTCTTCGGTGAGTCCCGCTGTATCTTACGTTTCAGAGCGTTGGCGTGCTTGCGCAGGGCTTTCTTGCTTTCTTTGCTGCAAGTCTTGCCCACGTCATCAAAGATCGCCGCCAGCTGACCATATACGCTATCGTCCGCCATTAGTGATCACCCCTCTCAGACGTATCTCCTTGTGCTGTAATTGGAAGTCATCACCGCCTACAATGTCATAGGCATCATCGCCCCACATCAGCCGATACAGCTGAGGCCTTTTGACAACGTTGAGCAGGGCGGGGAAGTAGCGGAAGTAAAAGTCCATCGCTGCATCGTCCTGCATAGCCTTGCCTTCGTACTTCTCGGTAGTAAAGTAAGCGGTATTGACATGTGCGTGCAGTGTGGGCAGACGTTCGGGCAGATAACTGTCAGTCTCTTCGTCATATTTGTGCAGTACAACAGGTTTGTCGTAGACGTGTTTTGCCATTACAGTTTTGCCCCCTCTACCCTCAGCTGCATGGCAAGGTCTCTTACCAGCTTGCGGACGGTCGCCCCGGGTATGCCGCTGAGCCCACGGCTGTCATAGAAGTCCGCCGCAGTTATCAGCGCAAGCTCTACCACACGGGGGTCGCCGTCCTCGTAGTTATCACCTACCGCCGCAGGCAGCCAACGGCAGGCGGCATTTACAGCACGCTCAAGATTGGTGGTTATCTGCTCATCGACCACATCAATGCCCAGATGTCCCTGCAAATCGGATGCCGTTATTACTGCCATGCTTACTCACTCCTTAAATGTCGATGTAACCGTTGACCAGTGCCGCCATATCTCTTGCAACAACGTCAAGACGTTCGATAGCCCTCATCAGGGTCATATCCTGCTCAAAAGCGTTGATAGCTGTGGTGGCTGCCACATCACTGGACTTGATGGTGATCTGCTTGCGGTCGAACAGGCTGATAGCCTCCTTCATGTCGCCGATGATAAAAGGCACCCTGGTCTTGCCGCTGGCCGCACCTGTCAGGTTAGGCAGATCGGTGGCGGGGATAACACGGATAGGCACTGTGGTCGCACCGCAGCGCAGCCTCAGTGTGGCAGGCGCTGTGGGGTCGGGATTGAGCAGAGGTCTGCCCACGCCATCGTCAAGGTTGTCCAGCCAGTTCAGACCATCGTCGTTGGTATAAATGGCGCTGGTAGGCTTGAAGGCCTGACCGAGGGTCTTGTTCAGCGCTGTCTTGATACCCTTGATGTCCTTGAAGTCGGTGAGAGTGCTCCACTCTGCTGCTATCTCAGCCAGTATCAGCTTGTTATCGGTCACCCTTGCCTCGTCGGCTATCCATGCTGTCAGCTCTGCGGTGATGTTCGCATCGCTGTCCTCCAGCAGTTCATCGGTAACTGCGAAGTAACCCGCATACTTTTCCACATCATAGCTGAGGACTGTATACTGAGGCGTGTTCTTCTTACCGATCTTGCCTGCCTCAGCAACGCTCGTGAAGCCTGTCTGCTGAGATCTCTGCTTGATAGTTCTTCTGCCCGACTTGGTCTTTACGGGAGTAACGGTAACGTCCTGCCTGAGGGAGTACTTAGCATCTCTCAGGTGCTCAATGCGGGTCACGATATCCTCGGGCACGGTGTAGCCGCCGTCGGCGTCGGTGCCCTCGCTCATATCCTTCTGAGTCTGGTTTCTGGGGAAACCTGCTCTTGCTGCATCTGCAAACTTCTTTACAGCATCGGCTTCCTGCTTCTTGGTATTCCTGTCTGCTATCTGCTTGTCAGCCTTTTCAGCAGCTTCTGCTTTGTCAGCCTCATAGATACGCTTCTGAGTATCGTACTCGGCTTTGAGGGTGTTGTACTCGTCCATCTTTTCGTTCGCCTTTTCGATGTCCTTGTTGTCACCCTCCATGTAGTCCTTGGCAAGCGCCATAACACTTTCCATTCTTGCCAGCAGGTTCTTCATCTGTTCATTCATGGTCTTTTTCCTCGCTTTCTGTGATCATAAATATTTCCGCCTGAGCCATCGCCAGTGCAAGTTTGCGCTGAACGCACTCAGCTTCATTCTCAGGTGTTTTCTTATCCTCGACGGGTAATTCCTTACCCTTGGCGGCAAGCCCCTTAAACGTGCCTGCCTGAGGCTGTGCGGGTACTGCCACAAAGCTGAGTTCATAAGCGTCCTTTACCTCGTCCAGCACACGGTAGCAGATCTTGCCGTTGTAAGTCTCCCCGGGGAGATGACGGCAGTACTTTTCTGTCAGATCTGTACCGCATATACTGCAAAGCGCCTTGCTCACACGACACGAGGTGCTCACTTCACGCTTGATACCTGCCTCTATCTCAGAGATAAGGCCTGCATTCTCAGCGGTCCGTGCCATGTAGCACTTGCACACCAGGTCATAGACTTTCTCGCCGTTTACTCCGTTGGTCTTCTCGCTTTCAGCAAGACCAGTGGCGTAAATCCTTGCACACTGTACATCAGCGCTTACCTTGTGGTCCTTTCCGACTGTTCTGCCCACATACAGCTTTTTGAGCTGTTTAAGAGCGTTCAGCGTGAAGGGCTCCAGATTGCGGTCGTCGGTGGAGTTGTCAGCCGCCTTGATCTTAAACGTGAAAACGTCGTCCGCTGTCAGCTCCTTCAGTGCAAAGCTGTTGATAGCTTTCAGATCTTCCTCGGTGACGGTATTGCTGCCAAGTCTGCCCGCTTTGATTATGGTGTTAAGCTCCATCATTCTCACCTCCTCCGCTCATATACTGTATACCCGCCTTACTCAGCGGGATAACATTGCCGTTGACATACAGCTGGTCACCACCCTCCCTGTCGGGAAGGTCAAGCAGGCGCCTTGCCTCGTTTGGAGTGTATACCCCGTTTGTCACAGCCGACGTCAGCGTCCTCATCTGCGTTTCCTGGTCTGCCCTCAGCACCACCGAAACGTTGAACTTGAAGTGCAGACCGTTTTGCCTGTCCTCATCGGTCAACAGCTTTTCGGTCAGTTCTTCTTCATACTGCTTTATGCTGAACAGCATCGTGGAAATATAGAAGTCCAGCTGCTGTGCCTCTGCGCTGGCATAGCTGGACTTTGTGTAGTCGCCTATCTGCGTGGGCTTTATGCCGAAGGCAGAGGCGATCTGTATAGCTGAGTACTGCTTTACCTCCAGATACTGACTGTCAGACAGCTTCATGTTCAGCGGTGTCAGGGTCGAGCCATAGGACAGCGGTATGATATTCTCGATACCGTCTGACTTTAAGTCGCCCGTCATGTACCGCTCTACCATTTTCAGGTATTTTGCCTCGCTCTCGGGGTTAAGGTCGGAAGTGTACTGCAACACCGCTTTAGCTGTAAAGCCCGACTCGTACAGCTTGTTCAGCAGCTTCTGTGCCTTTCGGGCACCGTCGATATTCTCAGCCAGCGTTTCACGCACAGGCTTGCCGACCAAGCCGTCCAGCGTATTGGAAGACTTAAAATGCAGCATCTCCGCATTGTTGAACCTATGTATGTTGCCGTCCTCGCCCGAGTAGATATACCAGACGTCGGGTGCATCTTTGAGCAGGCAGGCGTCATCATACCATACCTCCATGCGTGACGGATCGAGTATCCACAGCTTTGTATCTCTGGGATAGCCGTCTATCAGTGCATAGCTGTTGCCGTAGTGCTTGCGTAGGCGTTCCATGGTGCACCAGAAGATAGCCGCACTCATATACGGGTTCGGACGGTCGTGCAGTACATGATACAGCGGGTGTCTGCGTTCAGCCACCACACCCTCATTGTTGTCATGCCGCATAAGCTTCAGCGGAAGCTTGCCCAGGCTCTCACCCAGCACTTTCAGGCAGGTGAAGTATGTGGCTTCAGCCAGCGCCCCGCCTTTCAGGGTCCTGTCTATCCCGAGAAAGTCAATCAGGTTGTTGAGCTCAATGTTCTCGATTCTGCTGCCTTTGAGTATCTGCCATGCCAGCGATACTCTCTTTGATAGTCTCATGTCTTATCACCTCACTCCATGCCCATGAGTGCAAGGTAGTCGTCCAGGGACTTCTGATAGTCCACGGGAGCTTCCTGCTTTTTCAGGGTAATTTTTACAAATCGGGCGTCCACGCAGGCATCACAGGGGTCTATCCTCCTGCGGCGCTTGCCGTCCTTTTTGTCTATCTTTATCTCACCGAAGCTGTTTTTTACTACTTCGGCGTTGTTAAAGCTGAATATCAGCAGCTCGTTGTCCTTATCCATGGTCAGCTTGCCCGACTTCGCTTGCAGCTGTATGTCAACGGTAGCATCATTGAGGTTTCTCGCAGACTGCGTCACCACGATGATCGGACAGCCGAACTGTTCAAGGTCTGCGATGATACCATCAGCGTTGTGAGGGTCAATGCCGATAGCTGCAAAGTTCAGGTCATACTCAGTTTTCAACTCTGCCAGCTTCTTGATGATAAACTTGTAGTCGTTTTTAAAGTCCGACTCACCGCCTGTGACGGTCAGCAGTCCCTTTTGTGACCACAGGTCATAGGGCGCTATGTCCGACCGGATATGCTCGGCAAGCCTGCCCCTGGGCATAAAGCTATGGCTGTAAAAGTACCCGCTGTCAGGCTCATCGTCATCAAAGTCAAAAGCAAAGCTTACAAGGTCGCCGCCGCTGGAAAGGTCAAGCCCGACAGTACAGGTCTGACCACGGTATCTCTCCAGCTTCCTGGCAGCCAGGCACTTTGTCAGGATATCGGGAGATATGAACGTCCTCGATGTATCCCTCGACCAGCGGTTAAGGCTTTTTACTATGAAATCCTGCTCCTCACTGCCGCCCATATCCTTTGCTGTCTGCATATCCTGCTTAAAGGTCTCCCATGCTTCGGTATCACGGTAGAGCAGCGGATTAGCTTTCTTCGCCGCCTCGATATCCCACGTGCTGTCAGTCTCGTCGGGTGCAAAGATGTCTACAAACAGATCCTCGGCTGACACCAGACCCCGAAGCACAGCCACCGCATAGTCATCAAACTCCTTGCAGAAACTGTTGAGGTCAAAGCCCCTTGTAGTTATCATCGAGATCAGGGTCTCCTTGAGCTTCTTGGTACCGTTGTACAGCGCCTTGTATATGCCGTTGTCACGGTGCTGGTGTATTTCGTCGATACTGGCGAAGATAGCACGGAAGCCGTCGTCAAGACCTGCTTCCTGAGAAAGAGCCTCGATGGTGCAGAGCGTCGCCAATGCCCGTATCATCAGTTTGTACTCTTTGATCTCGAAGAACTCACCCAGATCAGGGTCGGCACGGATAAACTTCGCCATTTCTTCCCAGACTATTTTCGCTTGCCGCTGTTTGGTGGCTACGGTAAAAAGCTTGCCGTAGTTATATCCGCCGAAGCCTGCTATATAGGTACCCATGATGCCGTTCTCGAAGGATTTGCCGTTCTGCCTGGCTTCGGACTTGTACCGCCTGCGGAAGCGTCTTGCGCCGTTGACGCATTTTTTCCAGCCAAACGTACAGCCCAGATCAAAAGCTTGCTCCTCGATGAGCCGCACGGGGCGGGGGCTCTCACCCTCAGCGATCGTCAGTGTTTCCGCATAGTCAATTATGCGGGAAGCTTCACCCTCGTCCCAGTAGTACGGGAATTCCTCGGTGTTCTGCCGCTCAAGGTCGTTCAGGTGCCGCTGACAGGCGAGCACATGGAGTTCGCCTGCAACGACTTCGCCGTTCACAGCACGACAAGCGTGTTCGTAGACCCTATCCATCGCCGCTCGCTTTCTCCGTCACCGAGAACTTGGCAAAGCGGTTGACTTTCGGTTCCTCCTTCTTTGGCGCTGAGATCTTCGCTCTGTCAACAGGTGTCAGCCCCAGCTTAGCCTCCAGACGACCGCACATCTTGTCCCACTTGTCAAGGCGGTCAGACCACTCACCGTACAGCTCGACGTCTGCACGGATCTCCTTCTTGCGCAGTATCCTGACGCATGCCCAGTACTCGTCAACGGCGCCCACATAGCGGGCAAGAGCCTCGACATCAGTCGCAGACAACACCTTCCACTCTGTCAGCATGGCAGCCAGTGCGTTAAACCTGCGCTTCTGCTTGGCTGTCAGCTGGGAAGGCGGCTCGATGCCCTCGGTTATGGGCTTGACTTCCTGAACCTCACGCTCGGCTATCTCAGCTTTCGTTCTGTGCGACTTGCCCTTTGCCTGTATCAGGGCTATGGGCTCTTTGTTTCTGCCTGCCATACTATCACCTCACTCGGTTCAGACATTCTAAACTCAAAAAGGGACTTTTTTGCGCAAAGCCCTCCCTTGCACCGGTCTCCCGACCGTCAATGCGTACTTTTTGACCCACCCCCGGGGGGTGCTCGGGCGCTCGGCTCATCTCCGCCTATTGACAGCTTGATAAAAAGAAATCTTTTACATAACGGCGGGTCAGTCGTTGATAAACAGAAAACATGTTATTCCTCGGGCTGACGCACTGCCCGCCGAAGTACCTCCGCAGGTGGTCGTCCTAGCCCCGCAGATTTTTTTTGAAATCGTTTGTGCTCGGCATTATGGCACCTCATGCACAGAAGCTCCAGGTTGGACGGATCAAAGCGCCTGAACCAGCCTGCCTCGGTCTTTATCTCGACCTTATGATGTACTTGGTTGGCATACGCTCCGCAGCGCTCACACTTGTACCCTCTGGCAGCCACTGTGGCCGCTGCGAGTTTGCGCCAGCGCTTAGACTTGTAAAACTTTGTCTCACGATCGTCCTTGCGTGCGGCATCATATCGCTTTGCACTTTGAGCCTTGTACTTTGCCTTAGCAGCCTCATACACAGGCATACAATCCGCACAGTATGGTTTTCCATAAGGGTACAGCTTACCACATTTTTGGCACTTTTTTAGCAACATGAGACCGCCGCCTGACGTGCCCTGCCGTCAGCCTCAGCGGTTTTCTTGTTGTCCAATGCCAACCGGTCACGGTTGTCTAATGCCAACCGGCTACGGTTGTCATAAGCCTTGTACTTCTTCCCGCAGAAAGGGCAGGAGAACAGCCACTGTTCCCGCACACCCTTGCGGGTCTTTTTGCGGCTGACTTTGATGTGTATGACAAAGGACATAAAGCAATCGTCGCAGATAAATTTCGGGGTCATATACGCTCCTTTCTCTTACGCAAAAGCGCCCCGCAAATGCAGGACGCTCGTGTGAAGGGGTTATCAATAATGCCAAAGAATGAGGGAGAGTGCAGGTGCTGCCCCTGCTTGCCGTGTACATCGGGTAGACTGTTCGCTCTCCTTATGGGGCTAACGTGCCCCATTGCCATTTGCTATGCAGATAGCAAGATGACCGCTTTAGCCTTTTGGGCTAGTATAACTATACCACATTTGGGTGAGGGAGTTCAAGGGGTTTTCGTGGGTTCGCCATGACTACCCGTTCAAACTCCGCCAAAGCCCGGCTATGGAGTTCACGCTTGGTATAGTCAACGTTGTGCCCCAGCTTCTGGGCGACCATCTCCCACGAATTGCCGTTGACGTACTTCTGTATCAGCAGTGCCGCATAGATGTTATTTGAAATACGATTGATCTCCAGTGTCATGTCGTAGGCAAACTGGTCAAACTGCTCTGTCAGTTTCTGAAGCTGACGCTCATGCTCGATAGCCTTTTCCACATTACGTTCGATGCGGTTATCCGATGTTCCCCCGCCCGCTTCACCGCCGTATGAGGGCGTAGACTTGCTTGCACTGGAGTAGCACTTTGCTATCGTTTCATTGAGTGCTTCTATCCGTCTGCGTATATCTGTAAGCTGTGACAGGCATTCCGCCGCTGTCATTTCTCTCACTCCTTCCTGAGAAAGTTCTTCATCATCACATCCTGCCACTGCAACTGTATCGGCTCACTGCGCTCTGTAATTTCCTCGATGTCCTCGTACTCCGCCAACCTGATGTATCGCAGGTCGGACATTGGCGGGTCTATCCCTGCTGCCCGAAGTCCGTCGCAGTTGCGTTTGAGCTCGGCAGCTGTATGTTTATCTGTCAGTCTGGTCATGGCTGTCACCACCCTTCAAGCCACAATATACAGCCCTTTCACAAACGCTGCACAGATCGTCTGTATCTATCATTGAGCAGTTATCAATAAAGGGGATATCGCACAATTCGTCACTGTACTGGCATATAAGCTCATTATAGCGATTTTCGTGAGTGTATTTGCATATAAACGCCGAACATTCTTTCATTCGCTGTCACCGTCCAAATATCTCCACTTTATCACTTCAATTGGGTTGCCTGTATTGGTGTCAATCCAGTTGCCTTTACTACAATAATACGCTACATGATACTTGCCATCATGGTCTACTATCAGTACATCATCTTCTACACTATCAGGCTGATTTTCTTCAGCTGTATACCACGTCACAGGCTCTACTTCAACCGCATACTCTTTTGCAAATTCTACCACTCTGCGCACTGCTGCACACGCCACACTGTTGTTATGTGCATGCAGCATCGACCGTTCTGTGTTACAGAACTTAATGAGTTCATCAACGTTTATCATCTTTGCCATCTTTCTCCTCCTCAAAATATTTCCTCTCCGCCTGCCTGTCCTCTATCAGCTGCTGAGCTTCTCTGTTCAGCGGCATGCCGACCGTTCCGCAGAAGGCGCAGAACGGATCGTGGTCGCTTACCCAGTACGCCGAACAGCTCTTGCAGCGGAAGACAGGGCGGCATTGCTTTTTCTTTGCCATATATTTACCTCAGTCTGAAATACTCCGCCCTTGTGACATTCGGCGGGAAGCTGTCCGCTTCCGTCATCGTTACCTCTACCCGTGGTTCTTCGGAATAAAATTTTCTTACCATGCCGTCAACTATCATTGCATCATCATCGTAGGCGACCTTGTTGAGCGCATCGGCGATAATCTTGCCTACGTTGTCCCAGTCGGGAACTTTAACAGGACGTATCAGTCCTGCCGTCATGAGAGGTCTCTGCCACTTGGGCGTGTTCTTTGGTATGGCATAAAACGCCGTCACCCTCATTTCGATGCAGCCATGCAGCTTTTTCCCGCCCTGCGAGATATACGACTGCTGCACAAGTTTCTCGTACTCCCTTGTTTTCTCGGGCGTGACTGCATGTCTGCCGTATACTCTCGGGCGTCCTTTGCCGCATGGTTCGCCCTGTACTGTGAAAGATATCGTCATCATTTACCTCCGTTCTCCCAGGGCGCATTTGCAAAGTCGTAGCTGCTCGCAAAGCGCTCGTAATCATCGAGATCATAGCTCGTTTCTTTCTCCCCGGGGAGACTGTCTCTTTGACTGTCCTCAGCTATCCACTTCTTTATCGTTGAGAACGGATCTCTACACCGCTTGCCGTTGGTTTTCTGCCATTCATACAGCTTCGAGATGTATGTTTCGACCGACCCGACAGACGACAGACTTTGCAGTTCGCACAGCTGTTTATCGGTGAGAAAAACGCCCCTGTCGACAGACAGTTTATTTTCTTTTTCTTTTATTTTATTTTCTTTTATTTTATTTGTCGGGTTTTTCCCGGATTTACTGCCGTTTTTCCCGGATTTACCCTCGTTTTTCCCGGATTTATTATTTTCAGAGCATGTTTTTATGATGCTGAGCGTATCTTTCGGCTCTAAAAGCCAGTACTCAGCTTTAACGCAAACATCACGCCTGAGACCCTTAACAGCCTCCTGATAGCGGCGCTGTACCGATGCGGCAGTAAGAACAGTGTCCGACTTAGCAAGTTTATCTCCCTTTATTTCGGTGAGCAGTGACCGACTAAGCAAGAATGAGATTATCTGCCTTGCGCTTCCCTCTGAAATATTGAGATCATCAGCCAGGCACAGTATCAGATCATCGTCCGAAACTATGTAATATCCTGCTTTGTATATCTCGCAGAGCAGGTAGATATAGACAGCCAGACCGTCCGTACCGTACCTGCCTTTGAGCGCTCTTATTTTTTTATCCTGAAAAAAGTCAGTATCAAACGGAAAATACAGCAGTCCCTCTCTTATCGGTCTTGCCATTTTATTCTCCTATCTGACTGTCAAAACGGTACACCCTCGTTGCTCAGCACATCTTCAAACCCCGACATGTCAAAGCCGTCGGGGACGGTGCTGTTCTTTGCACTCGGCGGCTGTTCTGTGCCTGCTATGTAGGTACCCGTATTTCGTCCCTGCAAGCCGTTTACCGTGCCGCCCGAATAGTTAGCCGCACCGCCGTTAAAGCCGTTCTGCGGGGCGCTCTGTGCGTCCTGTCGGGTCTTTTCGCCTGTGAACGAAACACTGTCTGCAAACACCTCTGTGACATAGTGCTTTGTGCCGTTCTTGTCCTCGTAGGTGCGGCTTCTCAGCTGACCTTCCAGCGCTATCATTCTGCCCTTGCCGAAGTACCTGCCGATGAACTCAGCCGTCTGCCGCCATGCCACGCAGGTGATGAAATCGGCTTCGTACTCGCCTGCCTGATTCTTGAAATTCCTGTCCACCGCCACTGTGAATGTCAGCGCAGACACACCGTTCGGGGTCTGCCTGACTTCAAGTTCGTAGGTGATACGCCCCATGAGGATAACTCGGTTAAGCAATCACGATCACCTCGCCATTACTTATCAACTCCTCCAATCCAGACACAAGATAGTCGTATATTCTACGTCTGGCTTCTATCTTCCATGCACCGCCGTCCGCCTCGTATAGCGCTACCTGTGCGCCCTCGGACAACCTCACAAGGAAGTTGCTTGCAGGCTGTTCGACCTCCAGAAATGTTCTGTAAGGACGCAGTTTGACAATTGGATTTATTGCCTTATTGCCCTTGATGGCTATGCCCTGACGAACTGTGACGGTCTGTGTAAAACCATCATCTGCAATTTGAGTGTGGTTTTCCTCGGTGATCGTTCCAAGAAGCTGAACGAGCTCCGTAAGCTCGGAACTTTCAACGAACTTGGACTTCAATGCGATCATCATCGACTCATAGTCCATATTTCTGTTAAACGTGAGCTGAGGAGTAACAGCTTCTGTACGGAACGGTTTTTCTCTTGAACGATCTTTTTCACATATGCCCGAATAAACATACACCTCACGCTCGCTCTCAATGTGAACGATGAGAGTTCCGTCATACTTTCCTACTTCCGCCTTCACTGCGGCAATAAGGCTGTCAAGTGTGTTCAAATGAATTGTCTCAACTTTCGGAACGTGAACAAGGTTGAGGAGCTTATCCGTATAAACATAGCCATGTTCCGAGATGATGTTTGGCTCTGCAAGCTCCTGTATCTTCTGAATTGTTTCTACGTTCATATCCATATTATCTTCCTCCTGCTGCTATCTTGAATATCTTAGGTTCTTCTGTTTCTTCCCCGTCAAACGCCAGCTGCCCCGGGATATTAGGCATAAGCTCATATGCCTGTATCTCACCTGTTGAAGTATCCGCACCTATATAGATGCCTGTTTTTATAGCATTGTTCGGCAGAAGCTTGCTCTTTGCAGTTGCCTGCACGGTAACGTTTTGACGGTCCGCAGACGGTGTAAAGTCAACCGTAAGTGTTATGCTGCGTTTCTTTGCAGGTTCGGTGTTCGGATCAAGAATGTTGTTTATGACCTTGCCGACCTCGACATCGAACTGTTCGATGATAGCACCGCGTGCCATTTCCAAAATTGATGATGTATCACTCATAGATAAATCCTCCTAATAATTTTTTTAATCTATACATATTATGTGAAGCCGCCTTGCGCAGCACACACATAAACTTGTGCACCTGTTTTCTTCTGCACCTCACGCCTGAACATCTCCGCATCGGAATTGTCGTCTGACAGATGCAGCAGATATATCTTTTTGACCTGCGGGTAGCTGTCCAGCAGGTCGAGAAAATGTTCAAGGCTCATATGGCTCTCGAACAGCCTGTCTCTGCGGTTCATGGGAAGATCATCACGCAGAGTTTTAAGGCTGTAATTGCATTCCCCCATGATGATGTCAACGTCCCTGAACACGTATTTGACATAGTAGGTGTCCGTGAAGAACAGCACCCGCTCCCGTGTGACCCTGCTTGTGATGACAAAGCCCAGCGGTTCGGCGGCATCGTGCTGAACGTCGAATGGGCAGATGCTGAAAGTCCCCACCGAAAAGACCTCGCCGTGTGCTGCGGGCTTGCAGTGATATCCCGAAAGCCCCAGTGCTTTGAAAGTTCCTGCGCTTGCATAAACGTCCAGCCCCCAGCCGATCATGTCCTTTGCAGATATGGCGTGGTCGCCGTGCTCGTGGGATATAAGCACCCCGCTTATCCTGCCGACCTTGTAACCAATGTCCGACAGTATCTTGTACTTGGGTATGCCGCACTCGATGAGTATATCCGTTTCCCCGTCGCTCAGGCGGTAGCAGTTACCGCCCGAACCCGAGGCAAAGCAGTCCACCCTCATCAGAAGTCAGGCTGAGGTGCCTGCTGTTCGGTGGGCTGGTCTATGACCTCGCCTGTTTCGGTGTCAACTTCTGCGGATCCATCGTCGCCAATGTCGATAAAAACAGAGTTGGCATTTTCCCGCACTTCTTCCTCTACGGCTATCTGATGTACTGTGCTGTCAAGCTTTCTTGCGATCATTATACTGCTGTCGCTGCTGGAGTTGATGATAGGCTTGCAGGCTTTGTTCACTACCGTGCGCATCATCATGTCGGCAGTAAACTGCCCGTGGGTAGACTTCTCGTTTATCTCACCGCTGGCGTTCACAGCGCCCATTTTTGACTTTTTCCAGGACTGCTTGCATTCTTCCAGGGTCATGATGGTGCTGTTCTCGGTGCCGTCCTTATAGAGTATGGTGCAGTATGCAGCCACAAGCTTGTTGGCGCTGATGTTGCCGAGCTTCTGGGAGTGCTTTGTGATGATAGTCCTGCCTCGGGACTTTTCGTACTCAAAAACATCGTCGCTGTACACCACATCGTAGTAGATATCCTCGATATCGGTGCAGACGGTTTTTGCAACGTGCATCGCCCCGAAGTAAGACCTCTGCATAACGAGCTGGTCGCCGTAGACGATAAAGTAGCACTGCTTTTTCGCAGGGTTGAGCCCCTGCACCACCATGTTGAGCAGGGCATTTGCGATCGATGCCTGTGTGCAGACCTCTATCGCAAGCTTATTATTGCGATCCCTTACTTCCTGCAATATGAGCCATGCGCTCTTCATGGCATTTGAGGGCGAATACCCCGAAGGTATATCCAGTTCGTTTTTGGACTGGAACTCCCTGATCTTATGTTCGACTACGTCCACGACTTCTTTTTTTACCACTGCTATTGCGTTTGCCATTGTTTAATCCTCCTATTCTAAATGGGGGACTACGTCCCCCAAGCCCCAAACATCAGCAAAGCTGATGTTGTGCTCAGACTTTTGTGCCTGCTGCACATTAAAGCTTTTTTGCACCCTTCGGTCGTTCCTCCCTGCGGGCACAAAAAAACTTTAAAGGCGCCAACGTTGACTGCGTCATCGTGAGCACTGCGCTGTTTGCCATGCTTATGAATTATTGTTTGGGTTTGTTTGCCATGCTTATGTAGCTATGTGCGGGGCTTTTTGCCATACTTATGAAGTTTATTGCGGCTTGCACTTTCGCCCGACATCAGATCTGCGAGCGCAGCGAGCCACCCTAATTATGCATTATGCATTATGAATTATGAATTTTTAAAACCTTGTCCTGCTTCGACACCACCAGCCTGATGACCTGCAAGCCGCTGCTGTCGAGGTGTGTGATGCTCTCGGCGTTGTCCACAAAGACGGGCGCTGTCATGCCGAAGTGTCTTGCGAACCCCTTTATTATTTCCAGCCCCGCAGTGATGCGTGCGGCGTTGTTGGCGGTGGAGTAGGGTATATAGCCGTTTGCGGTTTTTGCCAGCACCTCACAGTCCGCCTGAATGCCGCCGTTTATCTGCACCTTGAACAGCCTGAACCGCACGTTTTTGAAGTGCGAATTTATCTTCTCGGTGAGCATCTCGGCTTTCCTCCGACCAAACAGCTCTGCCAGATCAAGCCCCTGCTGTGCCCTTGCGTAAGCTTCCGCCGCCAGCTTCTGCTGCTTTTCCAGCTCCGCTATCCTTTCACGGGAGCGGCACCCTGCCTCGTACTCTGCTACCTGCCTGTTTATATCCGCTATCTGACTTTCGGTCTCGGCTATCTGCGCCTGCTTTTCAGCCGCACTGCTGAATCTGCACTGTTCTATCGCATCTATCTGGGACTGCTTGTCCGCTATCTCACGGCTGAGTGTCGCATAGGTGTGGGTGCTCTCGAACGGTTCGGGTGCTGTCAGCTTTGCGCTGAGTTCATCTATCTGGGCCGCAGTCTTTTTCACCGCAGCTTCGGCAGATACCACCTTGCTGTTAAGCTTTTCGACCTCCGCTTCCACCGCTGCTATCATCGTCTTGGAACACTTGCTGCGCCCCTTTTCGTTGAGCTCGGCAAGCCTTTTCGACTTGTGCAGGTTGAATTCAGCCTTTGCAGCTTCTATCCTGTCCTCGGGGATAGGCTGCCCGCAGGTGGGGCATACCGTGTCCCCCTGCCACTGTTCGGCGCTGACCTCATACCACTGCTGTACCATCTCATCGTGTGCGTTCCTCAGCCTTCCGATAAGACGCATCTGCTCCCTGTGCTCGTCCGAAAGCTTTGCGGCTGCCGCTGACTGCTCCTGCTGTTTCGCCCTCAGCTCTGTCAGCCTTACCGTGATATCCGCATTGCCCTCGTTGTTCTTCCTGATGTGCTCAGCCCTGCGCTCCTCCAGCTTTGCCTTTATCGCCGAGATATCCGCCCTCAGCGACTGTGTCATCTCGCTCTCACTTTTGGTCTGCTCCATCTGCAAGGCGATCTTTCTTGCGTTCAGCCTGCCTGCTTCCGCACGGAGTTCTGCCGCCTTTTTCTCGGTCATGTCCGTCAGGTTGCGGGACTGCTCGTCTATGCGCTCGGGTATGGCTTTAAGCTCGTCGTTCGCCGCCTTAGCCGCCGCCTTCGATACCTGCACGAACTCGTCCATATCATACCAGTTTGCGGTCGCCCCGGGCTTTAACATCAGGTGACGCAGGGGTTCAAGCTCCTCGTTTGCAGATATGACGTCAAACTCGTGGATATCTTTTTCAAGCCCCATCAGCAGTTCACGGCGCTTTTTCACGTCAAGCACTTCGGGAAAGTACTGCGGCGTGGTCAGCAGCATGAGTTTCTGCGCCCCGCCCAGACTGTCCAGAAAGTCCGTATACTCCTTTTCCTTCTTCGGCACACCGTCCACAAAGTAACCGACCGTGTGTCCCGAGAACACCGCCTCGGCACTGCTACGCTTTTTCTTCCAATTCTCGGCAAACACCTTTTTCAGGGTGACTTCGCTGCCGTCATCAAGGATATAAACGCCCTCCACCTCGGTGGAAAGGTCGTGCAGTTCCTCGCCCTTGTCGTCACGGGGCTTGGGCGTGAAACCCGCCGTGAAAGCGCTGTCCTTATCGAACAGCAGCCACGCCTGCGCATCTGCAAGGGTAGTCTTGCCTGTGCCGTTATCTCCATAAACGCTCACCGACCCGCCGTCGGCGTTAAGCTCAAAATTTTTCATGCCCTCAAAGTTTGTGAGGGTCAGGGTTTTCAGGGTCATTTTTTAGCCTCCTCCTCATTATTTCCAAAGCACTCATGTGTCCCGTTCAGCATAGCTTTCTCAGCGTCACTTATGTTGTAACCGAGTTTTTCAAGTGTCCTGTACCAGTGTTCAAGCTCCTCGTTGCGGCTGTAACTGCCGTCCCAGGCGTATATCCGCTTGTCGTTATCCTCGACATAGTCTGCGATAGCGGTCAGCAGCACCTTGTCGGGGCGGTCGATGCATGCCATGACAAAATCGCTGTTTTCCACGATCGTGCCGCTGTCAAAGCCATCTTCCGGGCAGGGGATATCCAGCACCTCAGCCACCCTGTTCCAGCGCACATCTTCCATGCAGATCTCGTGGGCGAACAGCGCCAGCAGTGCCGCCGACCAATTGCGGCGCTTTGAAACATATTCGCTGACGAACTTTTTCCGCAGTTCCTGCGCCTGAGCCTGTACCGCCCTGATACGCTCTATCTTCTCGGTACGTCTGCGCCGGTCTTCCTCGTAGGTCGTCTTGGGAAGTTCCTGCTTTTCGCCGAGTATATAGCAAAAGAGATTTCCTTCGGTGTAGCAGTAGCTGAGGGTGCAGGCGGTGTCGCTGTCCTCCAGCTTGTCAAGCTCCGCCTTGTCCTCATCAGTCATGCGGCACGCCATGTTCACCGACTTTACCAGCTTGCGGGCGGGGTCCCAATCTTCCCGCACAAACAGCTTATCGATATATGCGAGCCACTCGTCCCTTATATCCGCCTCACGCTGGCGGCGCAGGCAGTTCTCGACTGTCCAGTCGAAGTTCGCCGTGCCGATAGCCGCAAGCGCCTTGCTTTTCAGCTTCGGGTCGGTTATCTTTTCAAGCCTGATGTAGTCGCTGAGGTTCGGCTGACGTTCCTGCGCCTTACGGAATTCCTCGGGGTCAAGCTCCAGCAGTTTCAGCCTGTGCCGCACGGTGGTCTTGGAAAACCCTGTTTTCTCCGATATGCTGTCCTGTGTTTCCCCCATGTCCAGCATCATCTGAAAGCCCTGCGCCTGCTCGTATATCGTCAGGTCGCTGCGCTGCATGTTTTCCAGCAGCATGGTGCTTATCTGCTCTTTCTCGTCCATCTCCACCACCATGCAGGGGACTTTTTCCAGCCCCGCCAGCTTTGCCGCCGCAAGACGCCTGTGCCCGATGATGACGGTGGACTTGCCTGTTTCGGGGTCTTTGTTCCTCAGCACCGTCAGGTTCTGGAAGATGCCGTTCGCTTTGATACTCTCCGCAAGCTCGGTCAGGTCGCCCAAGTCCTTGCGGGGATTGTCGGGGTGAGGCTGTAACTCGTCAACAGGTATCATTATACAGCGTTTTGTGACTGTCACTCCCCGCACCCCCTGACAACTTCGGCGTAGACCTCTCCCATCTCCCATGCTCTTGTTTCTTCGGGCGACAGCGTTTCGTATATCGCCAGCAGCTTTCTGCGTGCTGCTTCAAGGGCTTGACTTTCTGCCGTTTTTGTGCTATCCTTAACCTGTACAGTTATTTCCCTTGAGTCTGTCGCAGTTGCCGCTGCGGCGGGCTCTTTTTCTTTCGGCAGAAGTCCCACCGCTTTCTTGACGGTCTTCGGGTCAACACCGAACTTTTTTGCGGTCTGCGATACAGGGTGCCCCGACTGGTACCACTCAACTATCGCCTGTCTGGTCTGCTCGGATATCGGGTGACCTCTTTTGCCGTTGCGCTCCGTCACAAAGTCCGCCACTTCCTGCTTCTCAAGACCCGTGTCAAGCACTATCTCGTCAACGCTCATGCCGCTTGCGTTCATGGCGGCTACCTGGTTTTTCTGTTCGTTTGTCATAGTATCCTCCTAAAAAGTTTTAAGCACGTCCCGTGTCAGCGCCAGAAGGCTGTCTGCGGTAACGTTTACTTTACGTATCCTATATTCGTTGTCGAATGTCACATCGACCCACTCTCCGCCGCTGTCCACATAGTACTCAGCGTAGCAGTGCTCGTTGCCCGTTACTGCCCGCAGGAGCACGGTGAGCATGGTGCGGGTGAAGTCGTATTTTTCACGCTGTTCGGGGGTGAGAAGTCTGCCGTTTACCACTATTTTATCACCTGCCCTTTCTTGTCCTCGACAACTATCGGGAACTCTGCCCGAACGTCGATGCCGAATTTTTCTTTTAACATTTTCTCGCAGTCAAGCGAGTTGAAACGGTGGTGCATCGGCGAGGGGCTGTTCATCAGGTGATCTGTTTCGTGCAGGTCGTCCACCAGTCTGCGGAGCCGCTTTTCGCCCCACCCGTAGTTCAGCTGCAACGTCCACAGGAAGAACGCCAGCGCCTGCGGCATCAAATCTTCCGCCGCCTGACGGTATATCCCTCCTGTCTGCCGTTCCAGCTCCTTTGCGACTTCCTGCCGTATCAGCGAGCGGGTGTTTATGGAGATCTTAGCTTTCATGGTTCTGCCTCCTTCTCAGCTCGGCGACACTCACCTTGACCACATCGCAGATCAGATCATAAGGCGGTGCACCGCTGTCTTTGGTGGCATCGGCGACCAGCGCAGTAAGCAGTGCCAAGAAACTATCAACACTCCCGAGAACAGATCTTGCGATCGGTGTATCGGTACGCTCAGGGTGCGGGTCGTAAGCAAGCACCAGCGCACCGCCGTTTCGTTTCGCTATGTCAACCAGCATTCTTGTGTGGTACTCCCAGTCATCAATTTTCATGTTCATCTTCCTCACCCATTTCCTCATCGTCATCAAGCGCCCCTATGATTATCCTCACAGCAAGCGCTGTGCCTATGGCGGCGAATACATACGGACTAATAATCATGCCGCATCGCCTCCTCTGCACGCCTTGCGCAGTCCTGCTGATAGCGCTTGCGGCGGTGGATCTCCGCATCTAAGCGGGCTTCCGCACGCAGGTAAACAGCCAACACCAGCGTGCTGCACACCATCAGCGTGAAGCCGATAGGGCGGTTGAAAACCGCTGCGATGAACATTCCTGCGTGGAATGCTATCGACCACAGGGCTATC